CCACTAGCCATTGCTAAACCCGTACTACTAACTGTAGCAATCGTTGTTCCAGCAGATTGTAGTGCTATTTCACCACTTGTGTCTGATGTTATTTTTAATCCATCACTTGTATCCGCGTTAAATAATGTAGTCATTTATAGTACCACCCATCGTTGACCAGAAGGCACTGTTACCGTGATTCCTGAATTAATCGTCATAGGACCCACACTCATTCCATTTTTACCTGTAGTAAGTGTATAGTTTGTAGCTATCGTATCTGAATTTTCATAGATAGTTCCGCCTGCGGAAGCCCCTTCAATTGTTGCCCATGTCATTGACCCATCAGCATCAGATGTTAAAGCCTGTCCTGATGTTCCATCTCCTGTTACATTTAATTTAGTCGCATTAACAGAGTCATCTGCCATTTTAGCTGTTGTTACATTAGCGTCTAGTATCATTGAGGTAAGAACTTTATCTGTACCTATGGTAAGAGTTGTATCACCTGTTACATCACCTGTGTGCGTAGCATTTGTTACTTTAGCTGTATTATCTGAAATTGCTGTATTAATAGCATCCGCTAGTTTATCGGCTGTAACTGCATCATCAACAATGTTTGCAGTAGCTACTACGTTGGCATCATTAATCACTGTGCCATTTAAAGTAACGGCTTTCTCGGCAGGGTATGTACAGAATACGTTACTTGTTCCTGATAATGTCAGTGCTGCTCCAGCATTGCTAGATTCAAGTATGGTAGTTCTGGATAACGTAGTTCCTGAAGTAGTGTAAGTGCCTAAACCTACTTCCCAAGCATTACCGTTAGTAATAGCATAATAAGTAGTGCTTCCATCACCAACAGCAGCGAATGTTTGAAATCCTGTTACCGCACCTGCAAGCGTAACTGTGCCTGTACCAGTGGTAGTAGTGGTTTCATTAATACGGTCTTTAACGACTAAAGCCATAACCTGTCCTTAACTTAATGTGACTGTTAAATTTCCAGAAGAAATCTTGAAAATATCACCAGAGTCAATAGTTTTAGATGCGTCTAATGCTGTGTGATATAGCATGTTGCCACCTGATAAAGAATCCCATAATCCTATCCAACCTACGACACCCCATCCTGCGGTTGCTGTAGGGAATGTTGCGTCAGCATCAGATACTACAGAGCCAGACGTGCCTGAAGCTGTTGCAAAAGAAGATGCTACTCTTGCGTAAGAGCCACCAGAAACTTCTGTGCCTGTACCTGTGTCAGTAGGGTTAGCTGTGTGTAAAGAAATGTACGGATTATCAACTGCTGAAAAAGCAGCACCGTTTAGTGTTGAATTTAATAAAGCGACTTCTAGGAAGTCTGACATATCTGCCATGATTAATTACCTCGTAGTTAAAGTTATTGACATTGGATGAGCAGGGAATTCCCCCTCATCATCTGATTTAGTTAATGAATTAAGACCTCTGTCATACATTGCTGCCCAAGTATTAATCCTCTCATCATTCATTAAGAATGGCTCTGCTTCACCAAGTGCTGCATAAAGCAGTAAATCAGGTGTATTTGCTAACCAAAGGTTTGATGAAACAGTTGAGCTCATGTATTCAGGTTTGTAGTAATACAACATCTGCAATTCATAAGCTGCGTCTGGTATAGGAGCGAATCTGAACTCACTACCTAGTGCGGTATAAAATACTGGTTGTCCATTAGATGTTGCTCTGGTATTTCTATAAAAGTTACTAGGTGATTGAAAGTTTATTGTGCCTATTGGGTCTGTACCAGATAGGTGTAAATCTCTCATTGCTAGAAAGTCTGATGGAATCTCTACAGTAGCGTCGGCTGCAACGGTATTGGTAGTAACAACCTTTAGCATCTGCCTAATACGCAAATCTCTGCTTAATCTATCTTCAGCTAATCTAATAAATTCTGGAATAGATGTCGTTAAATCACTACGAGCTAAATAACTAGCTATGGTAGCTTGCAGTGTTGTATAGTCCGTAAAAAATGCCATTTATACTTTTCCTGGTTTTGTTCTAAAGAATCTGTTGTCTGGATGATTCAAGAAAGCCTTAAACCTTTTTAGGTCTAATACTTGAAATCCTTGCATAATTTGTTTTTTGTTTAAGTCATCAATGACTGTCATAGGTATAGATGCTACTTTGTTGTCAAACATATCATTACCCCATTTAGTATTGGCGGTAATCATGTCTTCTTTGTTTGAGTCTACAATAGCGGTACAGTCTTGGTATGTTTCTATAACATAACCATTGTCGGTATCATGTTTTGTCTGATGCCTGTATGTAATTGGTTTATTTAACTCTTCTTCTAATGTGTTATCCATAAGTATCCTTAAATTAATTACATGCTATATCGTAATTAACATACAACATTTAATTACAAAGATATGCCCACCGAAGTGGGCTATATCAACACTTAAATTAAGCGTTCAAATCAGCAACAATTGCATGTGCTGCTTCGTTATTAACTTGCAGAGTTACCTCTGTAAGCATTTGATGTTTTTCAGCATCACCAGTTTTAGCAAGAAGCGTAGACTGGAATGGTCTTAATGTAGCTAGAGCTAACATAGTAGGGTCAAGAATTAACGCTTGTTCCCCATTGTTAGAAGCGTAATCAGAAGTCATGAATCTTTCTGGAATTACTGAAAGCATACCGAAGTCTGAAAGATACACATCTGCTGCACCAACAATAGCTGCTGCTTTAGTGCTTTTACCAACGTTGTCAGTCCAAACACGATTAGCTGCAATACCAGTAAAGCCTGATACTTTAACTTTCTGGTTAGGTGGAACAACCAACATAGTTGGAGTACCGCCAGCATTAAACGCTGCTTTCATTGCTGCTTTAAGAGATGCTTCTGTAAACGCTGCTGTAGTACCAGTTGAAGTTGCAGTTCTAATTGCAGAACCTGGAGGTGATGCAGGAGCAGCTGGAGAACCTGTACCAACTGAAGTCCAGTTAGTTCTAATCCAAGTTTGTAAAGAAGCCATTTTAGGTGCTGTATCTGCTGCACTTGTTACAGGTGCTACGTTACCAAGAATAGCGTACTCAATATCTCGTTTAAGTTCTTGTCCTGCTTTAGCTAATTGATAAGCTGTTTCTGTCTTACGACCTGCTGTGTCAACGCTATCAAGAGTGCCAGTAATGTTTACTGTCTTACCTAGAATTTGAGTTCTGTTAGTAGCTCTAACTGTAGCGACTGCGGTAAATGCTGCTGCATCCGCACCCTCTACTAATGCTGTGTTAGCTGCTGCTCCTAGTGTATCTGTTTGCCACTCATGTAGAGTAGCTGTTGCTTTAGTTTTACCAATTGAAGAAACTACTGGAGTTTCTGTTGGAGCGATGTTGTAAATCGTGTTGGATAAATCCTCACGCATACCAACCGCACTGTACGTCTTAAATGAAGCCATTGTTATTTTTCCTTAAATGAATTTTTCAAATAAAGCTGCTGCATCCCTAGCATCGCCAGTTCGCAGTAACCTCTGTTGTTGTTTTTTAGTTCTGTCTGTCACAGTCTGATTTACTTTTGCACCGCCTTTCATAGTTTTTGGTGCATTAGCTACTTTCTTCTTAACGCCAGCTTTACCTGCCATTAATTTGTCGTATTGTGCAGCTTTGTGTAAGACTAGAACATGCCGTGAATCATAGACAGAAGATAATTCTTCATCTGTGAAACCAAGCTTTTTTCCATAGTTACGAATCTCATTACGAGTTTGTTCGCCTTTGACTTTATCTGAAAACTCTGGCAAGGATTGCGCTAATTTTTCTGCTTCTGCAGCTACATACTTTTGCATTTGTGCTGCCCTATCCGATTGTTGCTGTTGAGCAATGCGGTTTTGTTCAGCATGCACCTGTTGTAACTGTTCTTTTTTCTCGGTCATCTCTGCGACCTTAACTGCGTATCCTATTGGGTCGTTCTCTTTCATGCCTGCTAAATCTTCTTGGCTATCGTTACTACCAACCAAAAATTGTTCTACTGCTTGCAAGCGTTGTGAATAGTCATCCCTAACTTGTCGAGCTTCAATAATAGCTTTAGCTTCGGTTTCAATAACTTTACGCTGTTCAGCTATTTCTTGAGTCTTTTTAGTATAGTCAGAGCCCAGTTGATAGGATTTCTTAAGTTCATCAAGGGTAACTTCTTTTTCTTCGCCAGCAGCCTTCACTGTGAAAGTTTGTTCTTCCTCAACTTCTTCTTCATCTTCAACTTCGGAGTCATCTTCATCTTCCACTTCGTCATCAGCTTCATCGGCTTCTAACTCTGTTTCATCTTCAATTTCCTCTACCTCTACTTCTTCTGTATCTTCTTCCTGTTCAGTTGGTTGCTCGTTAGAGTCCTCTGTGGTGGATAACATACCTTCAAAAGCAGATGCTGCATCTTCTAATGTAATAGGGCTGTCTTGTCCACTTCCAACTTCTGGAGTCGTGGTTTCTTCACTCATTGTATTTCCTTAATTACCAGCTAGGCGTGGCATACCATATAATCAAAAGATTATAATATCGTCCATGATTTATCCTTAATCTTGTCGCTGTCGATTATCGATTGAAGTCTAGTCATCATGCTATCTATTGCTTTAATCCTGTTGTAAGCTCTTTCTCTTGCTTCCGTATCTTCAGGGTTAGAGTTCTTTATGTCGTTAAAACATTCTTGGGTCATATCATCTAGTTCGTTGATAAAGGACTCGGTGTTTAGTACGCTCCGTATTTCTGCTTTTCTATCCAATTAAATCCCCTGTTGGGACAAGTTATTAATCTTATCTAAAGCGTTGATTAGT